TTGTATTACAGAACAGTATGAACGAATGACACGAATGAGAACAAAACAAGAAGAACCTCTTGAAGATGTAATCGAAGCATACATTACATTAAGATTAGGTGCAGAAATATCACAGATAAACAATACAACAAGAAAAAGGATTATTGCAGTCATAAGGAATGGATTGTTAGTAGGTGATTCAATACCAGATATTGCAAACAGTATAGAAAAATCATCTGCATTTTCATCAGCAAGAGCAACATTAATTGCAAGAACCGAAACTCATAGTGCTATGGGATATGGTTCAAATGAGATTGCAAAAACATTAAATTTTAAAAGACCTCAAAAAATATGGAACGCGGCTCTTGACATAAGAACCAGAGATTGGCATAGACAAACAAACGGACAAACAAAAAATGCAGATGAAAAATTTGAAATAATAACACCCCAAAAAGGTGGATCGTCATTTGTAGCATTATTGGACTATGCTGGTGATCCAAACGGTGGTGCTTTGAATGTGATTAATTGCCGTTGTTTTGTAACACACTATGATGACGAAGACGAAATCATTGACATTGTTTAATGAAATGTTTCGTTATCTCTATCCAATATCTGTTCTTTTGCTTCGTCAGATGCCATTTTTAAAAGCATCTCAACCTCTTTGAAATTAGGTGCAAAATTAGCAATCTGTAATAAACTATACTTTATTAGACAAAAAGAATATATTCTAACATCTATATTTTTTCTCTTAACTCTTTTTGCAAGTTTTTGTAGTTCAGATTCAATGTAACATTCATCTTCGTAAGTTCTTTTTATTTCTTCTTCGGTCATTCTACAATCTCAACATAACATGGATTCAATCTTGAATTACCACAAATATTGTTTGCATGTGCATCATTAGATGAAAATATAAAAAACAATTGTATCGAAATAACAATACCAAAAAATACACCCATTATTACAAGTAACATATCTTCTCTTTTCATAAAAATCTCCTTTTAGTCTTTAATTCTTTTAAGTAAAACAATATTAATAATTATTAATGAAATAATTGTTATAAATATTAATGTATTCATCAAAACCCCCTTTTTTTATATTTTATCATTTTATTAGATATTTAACCTTGTCTTTATCTAGTTATTTAATTATATGATATTTTAAATATAATGTCTAATTATTTATTAATCAGTATAATCTCTTGCTAATAACATTGTCAGCATGGTAGACTTGAAAAAATTGACAAATGGAGATTTTTATGCCTATTCCGAAACCTAGAACTGGTGAAAAAGAACAGGATTACATGAGTAGATGTATGTCAGATCCAACAATGGTGAGTGAATATGGTAGAAATCAAAGAACGGCAGTTTGTATTGCTCAATACAGGGGGAAAAGCGATATGGAAAATGAATACGATTTTTTAGACCTTGAATGTGAATATAAAGAAATTGAAACAGATGAAGACGGATCATTTGAGGGATACGCATCAGTATTTAATAATAAAGATTTAGGTAATGATGTAATCAGAAAAGGTGCTTTTCTTAAAGCAATGCACGACAAAAAACCAAGACAAATAAAATTATTATATCAACATAAAACAGATGAACCGATTGGTGTCATTGATGACCTTAAAGAAGATAACAGAGGATTACTTGTAAAAGGTCGTCTTGCTATGAACACACAAAGAGGTAAAGAAGTATATGAGCTTATGAAAATGGGTGCTTTAGATAGCATGAGCATTGGATATAAATTAACACCAGACGGTTATAAATATGATGATAAAAATAAACGCAGAGTAATCAAAGAAATTAATTTAATGGAAGTGTCAATGGTTACATTTCCAATGAATCCAAAAGCTAAGATAACCAAAGTTAAATTGGCGGATATGAACACAAGAGAACTTGAAGAATACCTACGAGATGTCGGTGTAATGTCAAGTGCTGTTGCGAAACAAACTGCAAATATACTTTACAAGTCTTATCAAGATCAAGATTTGTTAGAGCAACGAGATGTTGTTGATAGTGTAGAGCAATTAATTAATGTAATTAGAAATTAGGAGTAATTATGTCAGATGAAATTAAGAATGTCATAGACGAACTCGGAAATTCCTTTGAAGAATTTAAAAAGGAAAATAAAAGTCGTTTAGACGAAATTGAAAAGAAAGGGCATGCTGATCCTCTTTTAGTTGAAAAAGTAGATAAAATGGCTGATGCTGTTGCTGAAAATGCAGAGTTAAAGCAAAATATCGAAATTCAAGCTAAAAATTTAGAAGAAGCTAATGCCAAACTTGAAAAACTTGAAACTGCTTTATCAAGACCAGAAAGCTCAAAAAGTGAAGATGTCAATATGCAAATGAAAGCATTTGGTAACTGGTTAAGAAAAGGCGAAGTTGATCCTGATGAGAAAAAAGCACTTTATGAATCAGACGACACATTAGGCGGATTTTATGCCCCAGCAGAATATGTTGCTGATCTTATTAAAGGTGTAACAGAAATTTCACCAATCAGATCAATTGCAAGAGTTAGATCAACCTCTAACAGAGGAATTGAAATACCAAAAAGAACTGGTCAATTCTCTGCTTCATTTGTAAATGAAACAGCGACCAGATCGGAAACAACAGGCTACACTACTGGGCAAATGCAAATTGATGCTCATGAAATGTATGCCCTTGTTGATATCTCACAAGCTATGCTTGAAGATTCAGCTTTCAATTTAGAGAGTGAAATGGGTACTGAATTTGCAGAACAATTTGCAAAAGCAGAAGGTACATCATTTGTTTCTGGTGATTCAATTGGTCAGCCACAAGGCTTTACAGACAGCACAGCAGGGGTTGGTTCTACAAATTCTGGTTCTGGAAGTGCTTTAACAGCAAATGGTTTATTAGATTTAGTATATGCTATTAAATCTGATTACCTTTCAAATGCTAGATTTGTAATGAACAGAGGGACATTTGGTTCTTTGTTAAAACTTGAAGACGGCGAAGGTCAAAAGATATTCCATGTTGGTATGCAATTAGTAGGTGGAGCACCAAGTACAATTCTTGGTTACCCTTATGTACTTGCAACTGATATGCCAGCAATTGCTGGAAGTGCAAAACCAATCGCATTTGGTGATTTTAACAGAGCATATACAATCGTTGATAGAGTAAGTATGTCAATACAAAGAGATCCATTTACACAAGCGGCAAGTGGTAACATTCGTTATCTAGCTCGTAAACGTGTAGGTGGTGCAGTTGTATTAGCTGAAGCTATCCGTTTACAAAACATTTCAGCATAAGGGGGCTAATATGAGAGATATTTCAAATCGTACAAAGGCAGTAACATGCCAAGATGCAAAAGTCTTCACTGCGGACGCAAACGGTACAACAGTTGATAGACAGGGCTTTGAATCAGTTATGTTTGTTGTAAATTCAGGAATCGAAGGAGATACACTTTCAGGTTCAGTCAAATTTGACTTTATCCTTGAAGAATCTGCTGATGATGCAACATTCAGCGCTGTTACAAGTTCTACATCTGTAACTGAAGGTTCAGTTGATTCTTCTGGAATCTTCTTAACTTTAGATGCCAACGGCGAAACCCCGCAAACCAGTCAAATCGGTTATATCGGTGGTAAGCGATATGTTCGTGTCAAGATTGATGCAACTGGAACCCATTCAAATGGTACACCAATAAGTGTACAAGCAATTTTGGGTAATCCAATCGACAGTACAGACGCGTAATTGCGTCGACATGGAAGGTGTAAGAGTTGGCTCATTGTTCTTGCACCTTCTTTTTTAAGGAGTAAATTATGAAAATTAAAATGGTAAAAGATACATTAGGAAGTTCAAATAAAAGTGGTAATCAGGTAAGAGTTTATAAAGCTGATGAAATATTAGATTGCACAGATCAATGGCAAAAAGATTTGGCAAATGTATTCTTACATGATGAAAGTGCCATTGAAGTAAAAATTGACGCACCTAAAGAAACCAAAAAAAAGAAAGTAGTTAAAAAGAAAACAAAAAAGTAGGTAATCATGACAAGGTCGATTGATTCATCATTTAATACACAGATTACCAGTAATTCAATACGACCATTTTTTGCTATCAAACTCGGATATCAGTCAAGTGAATTAAGACTTTGGACTGGTTACAATGACATAAGGATTGATAATCAGGTTTACACAGGATCAGGATTATTGATGTCTTTTTCTAATATTTCTGAATCAGCAGATACAAAGGCAACAGGATTACAATTTGTCTTATCTGGACTTAATGATTCAGTATTAAATGCATCTCTAAGCGAATTAGAGCAGAATATACCAGCTTTATTGTACTTTGGGGTACTTACTACTACATCTAATGAAACAGTAGTCGTAGATAGCCCATATAAGCTGTTTGAGGGCTTTTTAGATGTTGCTAATATAGATAACAACGGAGAACAGGTAAATATTGAATTTAGACTTGAAAATAAACTTATTATATTAGAAAAACCTAATGATAAAAGATACACCGATCAAGACCAAAAACAACTATTTCCAAATGATAAGGGACTTGAGTTTGTAACCTCTATTCAAAATAAAGCGATTGCTTGGGGTGGGGGTGGTAAATAATGGGATTTTTTAAATCTGTTTTTAAAAGTATCACAAATTTTGTCAAGTCAGATATTGTATCAAGGGCAATATTTGTAGCATCTGGTGGTAACCCAGTTGTCCAAGCTATTCTTACGGTTGCTGTTATTGCTGTTGGAAGTGCCATGGCACCAAAACCAAGAACCAGAAACTCGTCTTTACAACAATTAAGTTATCAACAAGAAATAAATAATCGAGCAATCATGTTCAAACAGCCGATTATTCCAAGAGATGTAGTATACGGAGAAACAAAAAAATCTGGTGGTATTTTATTTGTAGAAACATCAAACAATGATAAAGATTTACATTTAATCGTACAAATTGCATCTCATGAAATACAAAGTTTTGAATCTATATTTTTTAATGAAGAAGAATTAACAATCTCAAGTGTTGGTAATGATGCAAACGGAATACCAAGATACAAAGTTACATCACCAACCAAATTTGCAAAAGAATCACGGTTTACAAAAAAAGAACAAACTTTAATTGCAACAGATTATATTTCTGTTCAAGTTCCAAAAATGGCTATGGGTAGCACTTATTATGCTGATGAATACGGATTGGCAGAAGGTATAACAACAATAAAATTAATTAATGACGCATCATTTACTATTGCGGCAAACGATAAATTAAATATTGGTGGTAGAGATTACACAGTCAATTCTGGTGGTACTTCTTCTGTTGCAAATTCAAGACATGAATTATCAGTTACTATATCAGAGGCACTTGTTAGACAAGTAAATGCTTATTCAATAAGACAACATTCACCAAATGGACTTGTTCATGTTGCATATTACAATACACCAAACAGAAGAACCAATGTATTACCATTTGAAAGTGGACAAACAACAGGATTACAATCTGCTGTTCAAGTGATTCATAAATTTACTGATTCGTCAGAGTTGACAGTTAGAATAAAACAACATTTGGGAACTGATACACAATTAGCAGATGCAGATTTGGTAAATGAGGTATCTGGTTGGACAAACGATCATAGATTACAAGGTATTGCATATTTATATATTAAATTAAAATATGATGCTGAAGTATTTCCAAATGGTATTCCAAACGTATCAGCAAAAATTCGTGGAAAAAAATTACTTGATTTTAGAGATTCATCAACAGCATTCTCTAGTAATCCAGCATTGGTAATTTACGATTATTTAAGCGATTCTCGATTTGGATTAGGTGTATCAACAGATGATATTGATACGACCTCATTTACGACTTTAGCAAATATTTGCGACGAAGATATAACATTATCTGGTGGTGGCACAGAAAATAGATATGAATGTCATGGTGTCATTTATAATGATATTGCACCAATGGAAGTATTAGACGATTTATTAAGTTCATGTGTTGGTGTTTTAAGTTACAGCAACGGAAAATTTAAATTAGCTGGTGGAAAATATGTAGCACCTTCTATAAGTTTATCCGAAGATGATTTCCGAAGTGGTATCAATATAACAACAAAACAATCTCGTAGAGATACTTTTAATACTGTAAAAGGCTTATTTACTTCTGAAACGGCTAATTTTCAACCGACTGATTATCCAATGGTTTCATCATCAACATTCACAGATGAAGACGGAGAAACAATCTTTGCTGATGTAGATTTACCATTTACAAAATCAAGTTCAATGGCACAAAGAATTGCAAAAATAACCTTATTCAAAAATCGACAACAAATGGTTTTACGAGCTGGATTAAAATTAACAGCATTTAAACTTGAAGTTGGTGATACAGTAAATATATCACTTGATAAATTTGGTTTTACAAATAAAATATTTGAGGTTGCCGATTGGTCATTTGTTGCTAATGAAAATGATATTGGAATTGATGTTGTTCTCAAAGAAACCAGCTCAAATGTTTACGATTGGGACGCAGAAGAATCTACCTTCAGTCAAGATAATACAACCTTGCCAACATTCCAAACAGTTTCAACACCTTCTCTTGCTGTATCAGATTTTTTGCGTGTTTCTGCTGGAACTGTAATTACAGTTATTCAAGCAGTAGTTGAATCGAATCAGGGAACATCAAACGAATTTGAAGTTCAATATAGAAATACAAATACAGATGATACTTTTAAATCATTAGGTAAAACTACAAATAATATCTTTGAAATTGAAAATGTTGAAGACGGAGCATTTTATGAAATAAGAGCAAAATCAATAAATGCTTTTAATGTTTCTTCTGATTTTATTTCAGTCGATCACGAAGTAATTGGAAAGACAGCACCACCGTCAGATGTAAGTAATTTTTCTGTTAATATTATTGATAATCAAGCTATATGTTCTTGGACAGCAGTTGATGATCTTGATATTTCTCATTATGTAATCAGACACACACCAGCAATTACAGGACAGGTATATAGTGGTGCAGAGTTGATTGCAGATAATATTTCAAAAGCTACAAATGTTGCAAGTTTGCCAGCAAAAACTGGTACATATATGATAAAGGCAGTAGATGTGCTTGGATTGGCATCTGAAACTTCAACAAAAAAAGTTGTAATTCTAAATCAAATAAATGAAGATTTTAATGTCGTATCAACACAAACAGAAAGCACAGGTTTTGCTGGAACAAAAACAGATTGCGAAGTTGTAACCAGAGATAGTACAAATTTTCTTCAAATAATACTTGGTGAATTATTTGATGACGGTGTTGGTAACTTTGATGATAATACTGGTAACTTTGATGACGGTGGATTTACACCAAATAATCTTGATGCAATTTACGAATTCCAAAATAACCCTATTGATTTAGGCGGTATATATAACAGTTTTGTAACGGTTACAATGAATTCATCAAGACATGATTCTCAAACATTATTTGACAGTTTTGGTGGTGTATTTGATGATCGTGAAGGTTTATTTGACGGTAATTATACAGAATTTGATGATGTGAAGGCAGTTATTCAAATATCTACTTCTACTGATAATTCAACATATACAGATTTTCAAGATTATGTTTTAGGATATTACAAAGCTAGATATATAAAATTACGAGTTAAAATGGAAACAACTAACATAACTTCTACACCAGCAATTTCTCAATTGGTTGCGACTATTGATATGCCAGATCGTACTATTGCATCTGATGATGTTGCATCTGGTACTGCATCTGGTGGAAAAGCTGTATCATTTTCTCCAGCATTTAAATCTTT